GATTTTGCGTGAATTTCTATGCTCATAGTATTATTGTTGTTGGTGATAGGCTGAGATTATATCGTATGAGTCTAGTTCCTTTTTGACTTTAACCCAATACTTAACTGTCGATTTCTTCTTGTAGCCGTTCGGGCCTCCGTTGTGTATGCGGGCGATGTCTTCTGCTGTAGGCTTACGACCTAGGCGTTCTTCTGTAGCGTACCTGTCCATGTATGCCATGAAGATCGCAACCGCTACGTCACGCTGATAGGCGTCTTCATGTATCCAGTAAGCGCCAGCATGCTCCGCTGCGTCTTGAACGTAGGCAGCGTGTAGCTGTAAGCAGCCTAAGGCCTTGCCTCGGTCGCCCTTTGCGAAGTTGTCCCCGTTAGATTCTACGGTGATGAGCGCCATGATGAGTGAGATGTATGTCATATTTTCCATTGGTGTGTATGTAGTGTGATGCAGTGTAGGATGCTGCGCCCCTTCGGTGGATGGTGTTACGCTGTTGCTACACCAGTGTTAATCAGCTGCTGGCCTCGCTCGATGGTAGCCTTGATAGTGCTAGTGTCGATGAGGGTATCCAACGCCTTAGCCTTCATGCTTGCAGAGCTGCCAAACTCTGAGCTTCTCCATACACTGGCAGCGTTACGTTTCGTCGCCTTGTCGCCATGTGTTAGGTACTCGGTCACACCGTTGAGCATGTCGTAACGACTTACGCCTTTGTTGCCTATGCCATTTCTGGCCAGCTGTGCAACCCTGTGTGCCTTGGCAGAGCTGACAGTAGTGAGCCTGTTAGAGCGGTTGAAGAAGCCAGTGGCCCATGCAATCATCTCTGGGTAGGCCATCGGTGTGTTGGCTAGGTCTGACATGTCAGCATAGATGTCACGGCGTACATCGAAGATGCTTTCAAGGTTCTGCATCACACCTTCAAAGCGGATAGATGCATTGGCGGTGTGCCGTACCTTGAGCTTGAACGCCTTGCCTCCAGCTCGACGCCCACTCTGCATCGTGTTCTTGCAGATGATACGAGTGGATGTGTCGAACATCTCGAAAGCAGAGCTGCCATCGTGGCTGCTATAGAACGTGATGTAGTTGCTGAACTCGTCGCCATTAACCTTGAAGTCGGCATCCTTGACCTCGGTCTGTACGAAGATACGGCCTCCGTTGTGAGTGTAACCGCCACCTACTACGTGGTGATCGACACCCTCAAGTGAGGTGTGTAGTGCATCCCATATCTTGGAGTTCTGGATGGGCTCATACTTGGCGCCGACGATGCCGATGCTCTGGTTGTTGTCAGTGCGGTTGATCGAAACGTGTGTCTGGATAGGCAGCGGATACTTGCCCTCAAGCAGTGCCACCATAGGAGTCTTTACAACGTCCCAGTCGAGGCCGCATTCGGCAGGTTTGGTGATCGATTCGACGATCTGGTTTGAGTATGTGTTGTCCTGTGTGTTTACGATGTATGTATCTGTCATGTTCATTATATGTGTTGTATGATTATGTGGATTTATGTGAGTGAGATTCGTTCTCGGCTTATATTATAACACCCCTGTCAAGGCCTCTAGTAACAGCTCCTTATCTGAGGGCTGGGTCGTACGTCCTTCGATCTTGTTGAGCATACGCTCTACGATCTCGCTGTGATACGGGTCTTTGACCTTGAGCAGGCGGTTTAACTGGCGGCAGGTGTCGATGAGTTCGGTGTTGAGTTCGTCCATATTAGTGTTGTTTCGTTGTTGGTTGGGCCTGTCTAGTACGACTTTCGATTTTCGAAGGCCGTCCTTTACTTTTGTCTTGATTGTACTACGCAGACTATACAGGCAGCTGCTCATCCTGTAAGCGGAAGGTAAATCCGAGTGTCCTTAGTGCTGCCATGTCAGTGTCGGTCAGGGTCTTACGCCCCGTCAGCATCCTGATCGGCTGTGCTTTGGCCTCGTCAACTACGTAGTAGAAGGTCGAACCGTAGTGTGATTCCTTGCGGAGTGTGATGATCATGTCGTTATCCATAGGTATGTATTGGTTATGTGTTGAGGTGAACTCTGATAGAGGAACGTGCTGTGCCGTCAAGCATCTTGTTTACAACAGCGACAGCGTCCTTTGCGGTGTGTACTTCGTCGCCGACTTTGGCGGTTATAAACTGGCTGCTCCATGTGCTGTGACGTATCACAAAAGCGCCGACCTTGTAAGGGTTGTAAGTGAGAGCATGAGAACTGCCGATTCGGAACAGCTCATCGGTCAGCGTTCCAATCATGTAGGCATGGACATTCTTGCGCTGCTCCTTAATGACACGTTGGCGGCCAGCCTCGCTGATCTTAAAGGTGACGTCGGATAGCTTGACCATGTCAGCATGAGCCACAACTAGGCCCTTCTGTTGGATGCTGAAGCATTTGCGGTGGAGGTTCCAATACACCTTTACGGGTTTGGCTATGTCGAGTGGCGCTTTAGTTCGTCGTAATGGTAATTTCATGGTGGTTTTGGGTTGGTTGTCGGCGAGTACTTTACTTTTGTCTTGATGTACTACGCAGACTATGTGGATGTGTGGTCTCGTCAGTGACAGCATAACTGCCAGACGCCTTGCAGCGTTTCGACCTGTAGGTAATGCTTAGCCGATCTTGATTGTGAATCCGCTGTTGTCGCTTCGTGCATCACCTTTAGCTCGGAGGCCGACAAACACACCGTCTTTATCGAGGAACCGCAGGTCTGTCTTGTCACCGTCAACAACTTCGTGGTCACCGTAGGTCTCTGGCAACTCATCGGCTTTGGCTGTCGAGAATACGGCAGCTACGTTGCCTCCTGATGCCAGCACTGCAGCTACGGCTTCGTCATTACACTCGGACTTACTGAATGTAAGGTGGTAGTTGGCTGGCATTTTACCTTCGGCATATGCAATAGCTCGGCTCGGCACTTTAGTGTAGTCGTAAAACGCTACAGATGGGAACCGCTCCATCAAAGTGACGCCAAGCTCACCCTTTAGTCTCTCCCACGGCAGGTCACTTGTGCCGTTTAACCGTACCGCTGGTATCATGCCCACCTTGGCTGCTTTGGTCACGATCTTTTGGATGTCGACTGCCAGCTGTTCAACGAACCCTTTAGGGTCGGCGAGGAATTTGTGGGTCTTGGCTATTCTAGCCTTCACTACCGATTGCATCTTGCCTCGGCCAGCTGAGTACAAGCATACTGCTTTGCAGCCCTCGGATGCCATTGGGCAGAGGTTGACTTTGTCACTGGCCTCGTTGGCTGGAGCAAGGTACAGAATACCTGTAAGGTAACCAGCTGAGTCACCTTTGCGGGTTTTGGCGTCGGCATTTACCGATAGGAGTGTTGTGTTGACTGTGATCATAATTTTTGGTCGGCGAGAAGTGCCACTTTACTTTTGTCTTGATTGTACTAGGCAGACAGCGTGGGTTAGTACGTTTCGCCTATTGCTACGACGAGAGTACCTTTCAGGTAACGGCAGTCGCTTATGTCCTCTTGGTTTTGGCATTCATATTTACCTTCGGTACGGTCATAGTTTTCCCTTGTCAGCATCGGGCCGAAAGGTTGGCCATTACGTAGTCGGCGGAAGAACTCACCGTTTGGAAGCTTGGATAGTGTGGATGTGGTGTATGTCATAGTTGTGATGATGTGTGGTTTATGTGTGCTGATGGTCTCATCAGTGACGTAGTAAACGCCAGACGGCTTTCACACCGTTTCGACCTTTAGCGCTTCGTTACCAAATGCAGGCCTCGGCCTCCCTGAGTTGCTCGGCCTTGACCTCCATGAATTGCTTTACATCTTCGATGGTGTCGAACCGTTCCAGTATGTCATTCTCGTCCATGTCTTCGTTGATGTTGATGCCTACTTCGTAGTCCTTCATGGCAATGGCCCTGACCTCGGCGACAAAGTCCATTTTACTACGTATTAGGGCCTCTTGTGCCCTCAATTCGCAGATGGTATCGCTGAAAATAGAACGTAGTTCAGTGTCGCCACAGGTTTTGCCTAGGATGGAACGTAGTTGCTTACGGATGTCGTTGAGTGTGTTTCGTAGTGTCATAGTGTGTGTCATAGTGTGGATGATGTGGATGATGATGTGGATGTTACTCGCCAACTACGTTTTCAGCGTAGGTAACGTCGAACTGGCAATCGGAGTGATGAGCTGCGAAGATGACTGCGCTGTTGAGCTTTTGGAAGAGAGCAATTAGATCGTCCCTCTGTCCTTCGGACTGCTCGCTGTACTTACGCATTTTCCAGTCGATCGTGACACGGTCACCATCTTCGATGTCCAGCCGAAGCCAGCCTTCGTAATGATCGGCATCGCCAAAGGCTAGCATCATAGATGAGCCGCCAAGGTCGCCTTCTGTGATGTAATCGCAGTAAGCTTCTAGTTGGATGTCGAGGATCGCTTTGAACGCATCGAACGGAGTTAGTGTGGATGATGTGGATGGTGTGGATGTCATAATGTATGGATGATGTGGATGATGTGCCGTGATTGGCGGTGTGTTTGAGAGGTGAAAAGAACGATGTTGCCCCATCATTATAACAACCCTGTCAAGTTTCAGGCCCTTGTTTTGACCACTAAGCCTTTTTTTCCTGTGCGATACCCTGTGCATAATGCGGTCGGTATCATGCCAAAAGGTCAAAAATAATTTGCAGACTTTTGCTACTTTCGGAGCTGGTCTTTCAGCGCGAAACCCTGCGCATTATGCGACCAGTTTCATACGAAGACATCTGGGCCAGCGAGCGCGCTCCAACTTGTTGGCAAACAAAAAACACTGGTTAACAAACAAACGTGTCAATCCAACAGCCAAGATCGGTGGAAATCTCATGCGCCTGTCATCATCCGCCATGATCCGTCATGATGTGCGGCTGCAGGAACTGTGGCACAATACATATTATGTCTAATTGCACCCTAATTTGCCTCGTGATCGCACATGTGGAGGCATTATGCGCCCACGCGACGAGATCGGAGGGGCATAGGGGGCGGGTTCGTTTCTCGCAGCGATATATACCCTCTCGTAAATTTCCAACAAAACTCAGCACATGTTCCTAATGTGGAAAACCCCCCTAGAAAGTCGAAACTCCCTAGAGGGGCCACACATATATACACACACGTATAACAAATTGATTACATCCAAGAGGATGTGTTGTTGTTCTTTCTACCGTAGTAAATGTTTTTAAACTTGTCTAGCTCATTATTGAGTAAATCGACTTTTCTATCAGCCATTTTCTCTTCTGCAGTCTGTGCCATTTGTTGTACCCAGTAGTTACAAGCGATAGATAGAGCATCTAGACGGTCATCATGACGAAGGGAGCCTCTTCCTGAGGTGACTCTGGTCATCTGATGGAACAACATGTAGTGCAATTGTGACTCAGCTGGGTGTACTTGTGCGGTTTTGTAGTCGTTTTCTACAACCTTAGGGTCTATAACAAGGCGGTGGCCTGCCATTAAGGGTTCTAAAGTGTCGATAATGCGTTTCTCTTTCTGCACATTGTGCCTAACTTCCTCAATACTTACGGGATAGTCTCGTTTAAATACAGGAGAGATGAGAGAAGTGAACATGCCGTCACCGAAATTCGACTCTATTATGATGGCATTGACCTTATTTCTCTTAGCAATGCGAACAAGTTCTGTTAAAGCTTTCTCTTCATAGCCACCAGTAACACCACCAGCTTCAGGAACATATAGAGTACCGTTAAGCATCTTTACGACAGCGTAACCAGTCTCATCCTTACCACGACCAGAGGGGTCAATAGACATAACAGAACCAGTATAGGGGATCATGTCTCCTATGATCTTCATTGGTCGATAGAAACGATCACCACGGAGACCGACACAGGGGAGATTAGTCCACTCTAGGTCTGGTGATTGTGACCATACTAGCTTCTCAGGGGCAACATCAGGATCAACATCATGAATAAGTAGATTACCTAGTTTTAGTGGGTAGCGATCAACATCCGACAGAGCTGTATTAAGCATAAATTGTAGCGCATACCCTGCTGAACCATAGGATATCTTACGTTCATTAAGGTCAAAATCAGTGAAGCGACTAGGCTCAGTAGCCATGCCTTCGGTTTCATCTATACATAGACTGGACACGCTGCCGTTATAGACTAGTTTGTTCTTCTTTTCTGATATGGTTTCTGACGTCCATATCTTTAGATTATACCCACGCTCTCCTAGCTTTCTGTACACTGAGTCCTCACATTGTGGAGTACCTAGAAACATGACCTTGGCTTCGTCTGTCGGTTTAAGGATAGCATCGAACTCCTTGATCTGTTCACTCAGTTTATCCCGCATTGCCTGTGTAGCTGAGTTTGTGGGGACTTCAATATCATCAGCGATAATGAGATCAGCACGGCTACCAGTTAGCTGGGAGGTGATCCCCAGTGACTTAACAGAGGGGGCGTGGGATGCTGGTGCGGGGCCAACATCAAAAGATACCTTACTAAACCGCTGGTCGTTCTTAGGTTTAAGGTGCTGTAAGAGCGGCAGCTCGTGCATCAACCTCAGTGTAAACGTAGAGAAGTCATCAGCACGAGTTTTAGACGCAGAAATAACAAGTATGTTTTTACTAGGGTCTAGCAGTAGCTGGTGCGTTACAAAGGCAGAACAGATCCAACTCTTACCCACACCACGAAAACCTTGAATAACACCGCGTTTAGGGCCGTGTTGCATAAAGTTTGCAATGTCGTACTGGATAGGAGTTGGATCACGTTTGATCTGCTCAAGAGCATGCCATACGTAATACAGGAAGTTCCTAAAGTCCTTTAGCTTCTCTGGTATCTGAGTCTGAGTATTCATCAAATGGTAGGATATCAACAAGCCCAGATAGTGGGCTACTCTCAGTAATACTGCAAGTAATTTGATTGTCTCTTAGCAATTGACGTGCAACTCCTAGATGCCCTGACGTGGCTTCTCCATTCTTGATTTGTTCAATAAGGTCAGCGATAGTCAGAGTCATTAACTCTTCTAATAGATCTTTGTTTTTATCTTCCATAATAATTATTGTTCTAGTAGGCCAGAAAGGGCGTCTTCATTGGCTCCTCGTTTTGCAAGTGTCTTAGCCTTTCTCAGGTCTTGATACTTTTTACGGATATCTGGAAACTCTTCCATCATTTTAGTAAGACCAGCAGAGCGGTACTTGCCCATTACTTTATTGATAAGATCAACACGAGGGCTCTTAAAGCCTGCTTCAGAGTAGGGGCTTAGCTTGCGGTACTTACCAGACTTGATAAGACGTTCTAGCTCTTGTCTCATTGTACGCCCTCTTACCTTTGTTTCGCCCATCAACTGTAAGCGGCGGTCATGCGCTGTCTGCCCTCTTTCGTTTACATATTCGTCTAGATCGATCATACGATCCAGCTTAGTGCTAGGATTAGAGAAGCCGTGTTCAAGCGTTGCTAGTTCTTCAAAAACAACATCACCATCACGAGTAGACATAGCTGAGGGGTTGAAAGGGCCTACAAACTTGTACTGCTCTTTAATGATAGGCTCTCCTAGGATATTACGCTTCGGATCGAGGCGATCATTGCCCATAGGAAGCTTCTTCATAATAGCGTCTCCAATGTTACGTACTTCACGAGTAGTTGTATCACCACCAAGGGATTGACCTTGATAAAGGATATTAGGGACAAAGCCACCAGCAAGATTGTTGATCATCTTCTCCATCTTGTTTTCAGGATCAGACAACGCATCAGATAGCAATTGCAGACCAGCAAGGTAAGACTTGTCAGTTAAGTTACGAGTCATTGACACAGTAGCTGCGGCAAAGACCTGCTCACCCACGGAGGTGTTAATGTCGCCTCCTTGTTCTAGCTGCTCAACCAAATCAACAAGGACACCAAAGTGTGTGCCTAAAGGATCCATACCAGAGAAACTAGCATACTTGTTTCCGATATGGAATGAGTAACGCTGCCACCCTGTTTGTTCTAGGGTCTTCATTTCTCCTACATCCTTTGGCCCACCACCAGTGATAAGATCACGGTTGGACATAATCATGTACAGAAGTGAACTGTTAATCATAACAGACGTACTAATCTTACCAATGGCCCTAGCTTTAGCAATTGGGTCACGGCTTTCTAACTCGGCTCTCATACGCTCTTGTGTTTGTTTTAACATAGGCATGTCTGGCATACGAGCCATAACATTCCTACTTAACTCAGGAGCGGCAAAAAATGCACGGTCAAAGGAGAACTTAAGGATGTTGATTGGAGTACGGACAAAAGGAAAGATGAACTTTAGGAATGGCACGGTTTGTACAACAGCCTGAGCAAGCTCTGCTGCTTTACCTGCGTCATTAGTGAATGTTCCGTAGCGAGCTTGTTCTAGCGAACGCGCTGCAATGTTATCCAACTCTTCTAAGTTTTCTAACCCTAGGCCGCCTTCTTCGATAGACTTAAGCTTCTCTCCTCGTGCAGCTGTTTCTGAGTCCACAATCTCTTGAACTTTCGCTCCTCGTTCTGATGGAAGCATTCTAGCTTGCCCTGCGGCTACACCTGCTTCATCCATCTTATTGACTGTGTCCTGCGCGTGTTTGATGACACCAGCATTACTAAATGCTCGTTCACCGTTAACAAGGACAGCATCCAAACCGTCAGCTACGTACTCAGCTAGTTGATCAGGATCTTTAATACCCAGCTTCATTCCCTTGAGGGTAAACTCTAGCTTAGCATTTTGACGGAACATAGACTGCTTAAAGACCTCATCCATTGACAGAAGAAGCTTTGTTGGCACGTTAACTACATTGTCTCCAATCCAGTTGAACGCTTGTCGCATAGTTTGTTCTGGAGCTGCATCCTCAAAGTATTGAGGGCGCTGTGTCTTAGCAGCGTTCTCCAAGGGAGAGCGCCCCACATCAAGTAGTTGCTCGTCCATCTTGTAGGCTTTGAGGAAGAAATCCATACCTTCACGGAAGGATTCTAAAGTAGCCATCTCTTTTAACACTTGGCGAGTGATAGCCTTGTTAACAAAGACACCGCCGATAGCTGCTTCTACTTGTAGTAGTGACTGAGCAATGAAGTTACCAACACCATTCTTTACCATAGTGCGAGGCCCTGACAGCAACGAATTAACGTACCAGTTCTGAGCCTTCTCCATGAAACCGCTTGGGTCAGCTTGACGAGCTGTCTTGGCAATACCCAAGGTGTTACGTACAACGTCTTCAGGATCACCAGAAAGAAGGATACGGTTAACAAGTACATCAAAGTTACCTGTTGTATTGTTATCCATGAACTCATTGACAATTTCCTGAGAACGTATTTCAACATCAGACAAAGAAAGTTTTACACGTTTAAACTGTGTAGATTGCAGACCTTGACCAAAGCCGCGGCGTAGGTTTGAACCAGCCGCATTCAAGTGAAGCATCTTTTTAAGAGTACCGACTAGCTGTGCTTTGTCAGCATCAGTAACTCCTGTTCCCTTTTTGCGGATGTTCTCAGCAGCTCTAAACACATTGTCAGCTTGGTCAGCTGCAAGAGATTCTACTACGTACATGCGTGATGCAATACGTCTTAGCTCTCCAGCATCTTTACCAGCTGCATTAATCTCAGACTGAATTAAATCTTTATCAACGCCCGTCATTTCACTGAAACGCTGGACTGCTGCAACAATACCACCCTTTTCAAGGTTAGCAGGATTAAGAGAAGGATTTGCTCTAAGCTCGGCTTCTAGTTTACTTTCAGCAGCTGCTAATAGCTCTCCAAGATCATTAGTCGTTTCAACTTGATCAAGAGATTTACGCACGCCAGCTAGTGCTATTTTACCACCACGCTTAATCTCAGAGGTATCGATTTCCATCTCATCCACTAAGGTCTTAATTTGTCCTGATTTGTTATCTTGCGTACGCTTAAAGAAAGCTCGCCCACTTCGTGTAGGGAACATACGGCGTGAAGACTCTGGTAGGTAATCAATAGAACTGTATCGTTTCTTATTTTTTGTGACTAGATCAGTGTACGCTAATACAGTGTCTTCTAAAAGAGTTCCCTTAGCGTCTATACCAAGAAACTCTTTAAGTGAGTCCATGATTGTCTGCCATAGGTTTTTATTATTCTCACTAGGTATTCCCTTAAGGAAGCTTTGGAATACAGGGTTAGTCATAGCCTCTGAAATGAACTCATCGACATTAGTCATCCCGTACCATTCATCCAACTCTTTAGCTCCATATTTCTTAATGTAAGCTTCAGGATCGTTAAAGTGGTTAATGATGTTAGCATGCTTTGTTGGCATGTTATCTAGAGCAGTGCGATAAGTAGTTAAAATACTTTTTACATTTTTATCTGTACCAGCATCAGCAATAAATTCATCCACCGTACTTAGGTACTTACCGCCTGTTAGATTTTGATTAGCAGCGGATAAACGTGGTGGGATCTTAGTTACAGCTGTTGCGTGAACGATCTCATGCAAAAGTGTTCCTTCTCCAAATACTTGACGAGGGTCTCCTCCTTTTTCTAATTGTGTACGATTAGTGTACAATTCAACTTGACTTGTAAAAGGATTGTAAGCGCCTTGTGCATCCTTGCTAAAGTAAGCTTGAATACTTGTGTTAAGCGTTTCGTTATCTTTACCAACGAGCTTTTGAATCGACTCTGCTAGTTTTCTAACTTCAGGGCTCGATCCGTTTTTAGCTAAACGTTCTAGCGCAAAGTTGACTGTTGTTTCTGCATCCGAGACAGGATTTACATTACCAGCTCGTTGTGCTGTGCTGTCTTGCTCAAGAGCTAGTGCGTCAAGTTTACTAAATGCAGCTACTTCATCAAGGCCTAGCGCTTTACGTAGCTCAGGGTCTTTAATCTGTTCGCCTAGTACGTCCATCTTCTTTGTACGTACTCCCCACTGGGAAACACCTTTGCTCATAGATTCAGCCATTTCGTCTGTAATATCTATAGAGTGAGCGGATATAGGTGCGTCTTTAACTTGAGCAGTCTTAACGTTAAAACGTCTATATAGAGTATCAAAGACTTCAGCTGTACGTGGGTCGGACTCCATCCAACGATACTCATCAAACTGTTCCGCTAATTCGTAAACGTCATCAGAGTTAAAAGTCATATCTACGTTATCTGGTAGATTACTTTCCATGGATTCTCGTAGTGCCTCACGAGCGTCTACTGGCTTGTTTGTTCCTTTTCGAGTGATTTGTACTGTATCAGGGAACGTGTCTAAAGCACTAAGCATGTTTGAGAATGAATCCTCAGATTCCCCTACTTTAGCAGCGCGGATTTTTTGAATAAACTCTTGAGGAGATTTAATATCTAAAGGTGTAGATTTACGCTCTACATTTTTAATAGTACTTTTTGTACCAAACTTCTTTGTAAATCTATTAATAGCTTTAGGCATCCGCTCATCATACTGCTGCATGAAAGGAGTGGACTTAACCGAGACAGTGTAATCCGTTTCAACGTGACCTTCCTTCCAAGAATCAACAGTATTAGCTGCTTTTGAACCTACTAAAGCAATTAGTTCGTCTTTGCTCCGTACAATCTGATCGGTAGTCTGCCCTTTGCGGGTAATCTGAATAGACTTAGAACCGTCTTCATTAATTTTATTAATCTGAACACGCTCCACAACTTGATCATACAAGTCAGTAATGTCCTGTCCTTTAGCCCACGAGACGCGCTTGTATCCTTCAGCTGCTGCCATCTGTGTAATGGAGCGCATTAGTGAATCTACGTAGCTTTTCTCTATAGGATTACTTTTACCTGATAAAACTTTTTTACCTGTCTTCCCTTCGTACTGACGAGCCCGTGAAATACTCTGTAAGTAATCCGATTGTAGCTCTTCTACGTAAAGTGTTTCAACACCATCTTCGTCAAAACGAGTAGTAGTTCTAAAGTGTGCTAGATTTTCACGGCCATCTCGTTGAGCATCTTTATCATAGTGGCTTGTATAGATACCGTTTTTTTCTTTAGCCATGCTCTCCTTCTGGCTCGTTACGTTTTCATAAGCAGGGTCTCGGTCAAGCCCATTACGTGGGTTAATGTCTACAGTAAACTCACGATAATTTTCTCCTCCAGTTTGAGTAGCTTCTTTACGATAAATTGCACTAGGTGGGCGTTCTACAATACTAAGTGAAAGTTGTGAGCGTTCTACTGCTTGTCTTAGCCCCTTCTTTGTTATCTTACCATTAACAATCTCAGAAGGATCTACAATTTCTTTAACATACTCAGGGTCATCTAAACCCATCCATTTGATTTCTTCACCGACGCCACGTACACCTCCACCAGCTCGTGTCATTTCATCCGCAATCTTGTTCAACGGAATCTCCTTACGGCTAATTTGGTCTAATGTTCTTAAGGCAGGGCTGTAAGCATCGTACGAATCTACTTCACTGAAGCTTCGCTTTTGAAAGGCATTAGCATTCTCCCGTAGGTAGGCTGCTCCATCCTCACCACGACGATTCTTTTTAAGAGCCTTTACACTGGTTATAAGGCCCGCGGCTACACCAGTAAGCCCAAGACCCTCAAGAGAGTTCTTAAAGCGTCCTTCAAGCTCTGAGTCGTTTTCGTCAGCTGCGAGGTATTCTGTAAGCGGGTTGCCTAGGGAAGGAAAGGCTTGGATCAGATTAGATAGACGCTCTTCTTGAGCATCAAAGGCAATAAAATCAGTAGCACTTTCAGCAGCGAGAACGCCCTTCCAGTTTAGAGTTTGTTTTCCCTTAGCGTTAACAGAGCTAAAAGCTTTACCAAACCTACCTAGTTTAGAGGCAGCGTTGACTCCCTTAGCGACGCCGCCATAGGGGACAAGGAACTGTGTTACACCTTCTACAAGACTACCTGCAATTGTCTCAGACTTGCCGAGGAAACGGTTGTTGTAATCGGGGAGATAATCAAGAGTAGCGTAGTCTACTAAGTTGTAGATACTTTGCGCTGCTCCCTCAACACCGCGAAATGGTGCGGCTAGAATATCTTTAGCATAGTCTCCTGCGCTAAAATCTTGGGTTGCTGCGTTTTCTTGTGTAAGAAGTTCTGGTTTAATTCCTAGTGCCATAATTTATTATTTGTGAAAGTTTACTCCGTATTCTTTTTTAAAAACTGCATATTGATAAGTAAGTAACTTATCCATCTCGTTCTCGTCATTAAAATCTATATTCAATACTCGCGCATATTCCTTAAGTGTCTCTAGATTATTTTCGGTATTTGGGTTAATCAATAAATCTAATGATAACATTGGAACTGTCTTTGCCGTTTCTATGCTTAGTTTAGAGGTGTCAACGTAGTGCATGCCATGAACAAAGCCGCTCTCTAGTTCTTGCCATTTAACACCTACCTCGCCATCAAATAATATATTTACACCAGCTCGGTAGTCAAAAGCGAGGTCACGTTTCAAAAGTGGTATTATCGTGTCGATAGGCCCACTAGACATAATGCTTTCTAGGTCTCGACGGTATCCTTTATGAGTCCTAGCAGCAATTTGCCACATCTCTTCTGGATTATTTATAAGATCCCTTTTGTCCTGTAATCTTTTCTTTACACGCTGAAGCTTCATCCAATCCCGTCCTTCTTCTGTTTGCGCGCTTTTTCTTGGATCAAAACCTTTAGGCATTGTTAAGGCGTTCTCTATTGTAGAGCTAATAACTAAAGGCGGGCTGCTTTCTTCCTCAACTTCTTTCTTATCCTCTACCTTAACTGCAGTCATCTCATTGTACTTAGCCTCGGCTGCTTTTTCTACATCCGCTAGGCTATCCTGCACTAAATTGGTGACCTGACGATTTCGATCCCCAATTGCTTTAGGTAAGTCCTTTTTTTCTTCATCGGTAAACGGGGCTCCAATAATGTTTCTTACACTTGTCTGTACGCCTTCAACTGTAGCATCACGTAAACTGTTTATTGCTTCTGATCCTCCCTCCATGTCTGAAAACCATCCACTTAAGGCTTTAGTTATTTCTGTATTGTAATTACCGCCTATTCCCATGCCTACGCTAGTAAGTGTTTTTTCTACACGAACACTTGTGTTGTACTCATTTTGCGTCTTGTTTAGTTCTTGTTTAAGTTCTAAAGCTTTACGTTGTGTATAGCGTTGAGCTGCTTGTTGTTTTTCTCCTGATGTTTTATAGGTTTCGTTATCAGCATATATTGCATCAACACCTTCTTTAAGATCGTCCTCTAAGCCTGTTACTTTATCTAAGATAGCGTCAGTATCCATTCCTAGATAATTCTGACCTTCAACGTCTATATTAAGGTTATCACGAAAACCTGAGACTATGTTAGGAATAGATGATTTATTATATGTAGAATTTAAACGGTCTTCTTCTAAAGTTGTAAGTTTAATTATTTCATTATAGTGCATACCCTTTTCAGTTTCAGACATGTCACTGCCAGCTACTGCCGCTCTATAATTAGTTAAGACTTCAATCTTATCCTTTCCTATAGGAATCTCAGTAGGTATACCAGCTATATTTACTGTAAGGTTTTCTGGGGCATCTTTAGCTCCTATAAAACCAAAAGCACCTGTAATAGCTTCTGTTATATCTGTACGTTGTTGTGTTACCTCTGCTTGTTCTACTCGTTCAAGCCGTTGCCGTTCCGATGTAATTTTCTCTGTAAGTTGGTTGATAACCCCATCAGATAAATTGGCATTTCCTCCTACCTTAATACCATCATCTTCAGTTACTAACCACCCAATTAACTCTTCAGCTTCGTGAAAATCACCAGCTTCGATAACACCATTAACAAGTTCAGTAAGATATGTAGCTTGTTCGGTTGGAGTGTACCCAGCATAGTATTGACTAAAGTTTTTACCGAATTGTTTATAATCTGCTTGTTCAATGTCTAGTCGCAGAGCTTGCATAGAGTTAGAAATAAAAGTCTGTTCAGTCCTTTCATTCTGCATTGCAATAATTCTAGGAGCGAATCTCTCTTCTTGACGGGCAGCTTCGGCCATGAACCCTACTAAGGCATGTCCTTGTAGCTCATTGTTTTCAATTAGCTTATTACGTACTTCTTGAAATTGTGTTTCAGGAGATTCGTCACTTCTAGCATAAGAGTCTATATTATCCATCAAGTCTAAGCCGTATTGGCCTGCGACCTTTGCACCGATAACATTAGCTCCTAGCCTATAGTTGTTAGGATTATCAACAAACTTAAGTAAGCGCTTCCGTTGTAGTGTATTTAGTTTGTCTGCTGTTTTTCCTAGAGAAGCCTCGACAGAAGAGATATCTCCAGACGAAACAGCTTTAGCTTGTTCAGGTGAAAGAACTTGAGCTATCTCAGCATACTCTTGCTGCCTTTGTTTTTCTAAGGATTTGTATTGATTGAGAACTGGGCCAGCAAAGTCACCTAGCGCATCCGCAATCATACCTGCTGTGTTAGTACGTGCTGTGTCTTGAACCCTTACACCATAGTTACCTGCTTGAATGCGAGGAGTGGAGAAAGAGACGTCGTCTAAATTTAATTGAGTTTCAACACGACTATCGGAAGCTCCCAATAGAGATTTTAAAGTTTGTTTTCTAGCCATTATGTTTATGAGGGTTCTTTATTGCTTTGCCAGTCCGATCCAAAGGAGTACACACTCATGCCTGTTTTGGCTCCGTCAAGAGCTGAGCCGAGGTAATCAGTTTGTGCGATAGGTTTATTAATAGATAACAGATTGTTGTAAGATTGCATTTGACCGTCCTTTAATCTCAATTCTCTGCCAATATCTTGTTGCTCCCCTTGTCGTTGGAGGCCGTAGCGATACGCTCCTTCTTGGCGTGAGTAATCATCAAGAAGGGCCTGCACCGATAAACCAGAAACCCCAGCTTCACCAGCTGAAACAACAGCAGTAGCTCTTGCCTCTCTTGCCTTTTTACTGGCCTTCTGCATTTCCTTTGATCTTTCTTCGTTATCAAACGCCTGCTGAATACGCTCAGCTGACATCTGCTGCAGAAGGCGCTCACGCTCAGCAGCGCCTGCGCGTTGCTGAACTTTAGCTTGCGCTGCGGCTGCTTGTTGTTGCGAGTAAATTGAGGTAGCAGTTGATGCTACTGCGATCCCCACCGCTATCCATGCCATTGTCATAGTTAATTGTCTCCTTCTGTTAATTCATTAAAGTTATCTACCGTTAAAATATCCAGTAATTTATCGGTATCTGTTTCGTCTGTTCTATGAACCGTCATCCACACTGTCTCTGAGTGTGTATACAAAGCGCGTTGTGTTCCTGCTTCGGTGATATTACTGTAAGGTGCTTTAATACGTTGTAGCCCGTTCTCAGTAATTACTGAGACATCTCCCGACATAATAAAGTAAGGATGCTTTTGTTTGTGTATCTTACTAATAATAATCTGACCAGCAGGCATAGTAATTTTACGTACATACATACCATCACCAAAAGTATGTTCTAATGGATTAAGCGTGTCTATTGTGGCTCTATCTTCGGTTGCGTTATTGCTGCTTTTTATTTCATCAGTAAACTTAGAAATCTTTTCTCTAAATTCTTGTAGAGGCATAGGCTGAGCAAATACATCAAGAATGTTCTCCTCTTCTTCTTCTTCTTCAGCTTCGATAACAAACTCAAGAAACACTTCTCCACCAATTTCTACTTTCTTTGTGAAGTCAGCGCCCAGCCAAGACAGCCAACGAATGGATGTCTCATAGCTCGCTAAGACAAAGTTGGTTACTTTACCGTACTTTTTAATAAGAGGCTGTAACCATTCTTTAGATCCCTTAGCGAACGCATACCAATTATCTTTAATACCGTCACTGCCCAGCAGCCAAATATAGCTAGTATCCCCTACACGTCCAACACCTAGCATTGCAAAGGGAACACCCTCAGCGTCTAGGCAGGTAACACACAGATCGTCGGCAGCCATAGCTTCTGTAAGAGCTGCTTTTGATGAGGGGTATCCAAAGGCTTTCGCTTCTGTAATATCTTCTTTCCTCAATAGGGGTGCAAGCTTCTCAGCGTGAGCTAATGTAGCTACGCAGACTGATTGACCACTGGCGTACTTTTTAAGTATTTTATCCATATCGACTAGAACGGGGTTTAACAAAGGATTCAAACTCAGCGCTATTAAACTTACAATCAAAAGGGTTAAGACTTTCAATAGTCATTTCAGTATTTTTAGCTTTACCGTGAACAGGAAACCTAAAGAATCCATCTCCAAATTTAACTCCGCTAATATCAATGTTATTAGGTTGATCCTCTGCGCGATACGAGGAAACTACTGCGTTTCTTTCGTCGGTCTCTATTTTAACATCAAATGAATTAGTATTATCGTAGAATACAGCCCCATTACGGACAATAAGGGAAGAGGCAGCTGACGGTGAGGAACTCTTACCAGCCGCCGCTTTGAATAACTGCGTACTAAACTTGTACTTCATGTTATACAATCTACCGAAATAACCATATACAGGCGAACTAGGCGTAGAACCTGTTCCAAAGAAGCCACTATAAGCGCTATAGGTTACAGCTTGTACTTGCCCTGTTGAGGTCACAAATTTGTAATCCGCGATATCGGCAGCATCAATATCATAAGGAAGATTGGCTGAGTTAGAAGTCCATGTTGATCCGTTATACCACTCCAATCTATTGTTAGTGTTTCTTCTCATTTCAATACGATTATCAAGAAGAACCTGTAAATTTTCAAAATCAGTGTCAGTGTTAGACAGATAAGGGTCAGCCGATGTCTGCCCCGAATTAATACTCATAGTCAATAACAGTGTCTGAGAGTCTCTTACAACTACCATAACAAGTTGCGACTCAAGGAACTCAATACCTCTTATTTCACCATCTACTGTAAACTTAGACCAAGAGCTCAGTGCTTTTGTGTTATTCTCCCAGAAGTATTTATAGAAATAAATAGCATTACGTTCGTTTTGACTGACAACAGCATAAGCATTCTCTGCTGTAGTACCTGCTGTGTACACAAGTTCTCTAGGAATGTATGCAGGAACATGCTCAGTAATTTCTGCTGAGTCATACGTGTCGGTGTTAGCGTTGACCGTATACTCACGAATACCTGTGTAAGATCCACGACTAAAAGGAAAGTAAACGTAAGAACCTAACACAAGGGGAGTATCGTGCGTGTCAAAACTAAAGTTAGTAACGGGGCTTACAGATACTGTTTGAGGTGTGAGTAGATCCCCACCCTTCATAACAAACTGAACGTTGTCCCCAAAGATCAATAGATTCTCTTGGAAGCCTACAGCAGCTGTGAGCTTTGTAACACGGGTGCTTGATACGTTTACGTCAATAGGAGCGGAATCTAATAAAGAAGACACAGTTTTTCGATAAAAATTAAAAAACTTACCAGCTTCAGAAAAGATTACCGAGCCATCCGTTAAGAAACCTAATCGATTTTTAAAGAAGGTTATGTTATTAATCGTCGTTCCTACAAAAGAAGGCGGGGGGTTACTATCTAAGTCTCCTGCTTCCCTTACTTCTGTAACAACCTCTTCTAGAGAGAAAGCATTTAGCCCTGTATTTACAAACCTCATAGGCATAGTAGAATTATCAAGTCCAACAGGAACGTTAGGCCCTACCGTTTCCGTCCAAGTTCCGTTTCCAAGGGTTGATCCATCCTTAGTGGAAAATTCTACATAATAATCATCTTGATCAATATCAACATCTCCTACTACTTTAACTTTAAAACCATCAGGAGCTATTAAAGGAAGTGCAGAAATACTGTCTACGGCTTTATAAGCGGAAGTCATCCCGCTACCTCCAAGAGGATCATAAGTTCTAATGTTAAAATCTTCTAAATTAGCGCTTAGGGCTGACTTCCATTTAAAACGGATAACATGTCCAACATGGGTAGTATCAAAGTTAGCTGCTGGTTTACTGGTCGAATCCTTACTAAGGCTGCCACCATACCCGTCTGCACCAGCCACGGTTAAGGAAGTAGCGTTGGCAAGGTTGACTATATTCCGAGCAATTACATTAGTATCTGCATTTTCCCCTCCTTGAGTAGCTGCTCCAGTCTTCGCAACCATTTTAGAATAGAATGATTCATCTATCGGAGTTATACCTGCTTTATATACGGTCACATCTTTACGTCCAGTGCCTCCTGTTATTGCTGACATCGGCCAAGTGACATGCCGCAATGTATTGGCAACGGCTACGATTCGACCCTCAGAGTCAAATGTAGGGACGAGTCCTAAATCCTGTTCTTGTCCCCCCTTGTAAGACCATGATTGAATACCATAACCACTAGCAAGAATCTGAACATAGTCAATATAACCACCGCGTCCGTCAGTGTAAAGCTGCCAATATTTAATTACGCTTGGTTCATTACTACGTCCTATTTCTATTTCATATCTTTTTGCATAGTCGCCTTGATTGATTGATACAATAGCCTCGCGCTCTAGGGGTGGTGTGAGAGCGGTATCTTCTTTAACTTCAACGGTAGAGTTTAATAAAAAAGTGTTATCAGCTACCGTAAGTGCTTTTATATCACGATCAGGGGAAGCTGAGTTTAGATAATGCCCAGCAGGAATATTCGCAAATGCAGCTTCATTAATAGTACATTGGACTCCTGTAATAGTATTAAAGGCAAAAAGTTTATTGACCGCTTTATCTAAAACTAGTACATACTTCTCCTCATCATCTCGATTAATAAAATGAACAAAACTCTTATCGCTAATGGCCGACTCAAACATACGGACAACGTGTTTTGTATTAGGTCTCTTTTTTAACCCGTCCACAACAGAGCTTAAAGCATTTAACTGCTCGTCGCATTGCCCAGCAAATCGAACACTGTCAGGCTGTTGGGAAACACCCTGAATCATGTTGGTAACAGAAGTATTAATTAAAGGCATAGTTTAAAATAAATTGTAGTTACGGTTAATACCAATACGAGTTGCTGTGTCGTAGTTATCAAAGACTGTATAATTAGCATTGTCAAAGTCACGATCTTTAAAGTAAACACGCAGCTCTGCTTCCATCTTAGGGAGACGCTGTAGATCAGCACCGCTCTGTGGGTAAAGCTCCGTAAGTATTAGAGCTACACGAACGTTTAGATACTCAAGGAACTTCTGAGGGAGATCAAGTAGATCTCGGTTGTATATAACTGTGGCCTTGACAGGTGCAGGTAACCAATGCTCATAGGATTTCTTTTTGAGGTCATACAGATAACGAACACCACCAATTGTTTTAATGATCGTATCATAATCATTAGCCTCTACTGAGATCACATCTGCGGGAATTGCTACCCTGTGTTCTACTACTAGAGTGCCTACCTCAAACAAAGCAGGGTCTGGGTATGCTCCTGTACCTACGTTTGAATCAAATGTTTCATCGTACACTCCTGCTGGATGCTCAGAAGCTAGAACCCAAGTTCCAACTGTGTTAGTGTCGTTGGTATCAGTGTTACTAAAGTAGTGAAGGTTGTTACCGTTTGTACGCTCATAGCGCCCGTTGGTGGCATTATATGCATAGATGCCATCCCACTGTCCTCCGTCACCAGAGACAACAAACTCGGTTACTTCTGGTAACTCTACGTCTTTCTCAGTGTTGAACCACCAGCCACGGCCTTGTAGTTCTTCCGATGTGTCTCGTAGCAGGCGTACCGTTTCAGAAGTCAAAGAGTTTGAGTTAACAGCGGTTACAGGTGGCTCACCTATAAAACGCATTATCTTGTTTACCTCAATAAGTTCTGCAGCTGTCGCTACTTCTGTTGCTGTAGATAGCCGTAGTTTAGCAGCATCCTTCAGCACTTCAATTTTCTTATAAGCAAGTAACTGTTGGAAAGTAGATTCCTGTACTCCCATCATACGCATCTCAGCAGCGTAGTCTCGGTAGGTATCTTGAGTACCAGCTACAACACCGTCGTAGAAAGATTTCTCTACTGCGATTTCAACTGCTGTTTTAGTGGTAAGCTCCAAGCTCTGAGCATCTACGAGTAGTTCCTGAGCGTCTAGTAGCGCTGCTTCAGATGTTTGTTTGTTTATTGTGGATACTGACTCTAATACTTGCTGACTGACAAGCGCCTGTTGGCTGGTAATCAGTCCCGCCTCTGCGGAAACCTTAATAGTATTTTGAACTTCTGTTATTACCTGCTTTGTTAAAAGGTCAGCTTGCTCACCGATAAGAAGAGTCTCAGCTCCTGTCTTTGAGATATTAGCTACAGCCTCTAAGACCTGCTGGCTTACTAGGGCTTGCTGAGCAGTGATTAAACCAGACTCAGCGGCAGTCTTAATTCCTGTTTGAACCTCAGTAAGAACCTGTGTGTCTACTAGTTCTTCTTGGGAACCAATAAGGGCTGTCTCAGCAGCAAGCTTAGCAGCTGTATTTAACTCCGTTGTAAGACGGATTGTAAGGAGCTTTTCTTCGGCGTTCCCTTGAAGGAACATGAACTCCTCAATCCCCATTCCTTTAAGCTCAGCTGGGAAGGAGGTAAAACTTGTAGCTCCCCCTCCATTGCGTACATGAGCCTGAGTCAATACAGCATAGCTGACCTGCTCTTCCAGCATTGAGAACTTGTAAAGATCCTCAGAGCCTAAAAAGCGAGACTGTAGAATACGAGAAGCTCGGATAGCGATATAGCGGCGCGCTTCCTCTGGAAGTAAACTATTGAAATTCTCGTTAGCTCCTGTACCAGTGTTAGAAAGAATAGTTATTTCAGTAGGAACCGTTAATCCTGTATTAAACCACCACCCTTTGCTTTGAACATCTCTATTAACTTCCTCAATAATCTGTTTAGCTAGGACAACGTTTGTTGATGTGCTATCTACTGCGTCTACAGGTGTTTCACCGAGACTACTTAAGCCAGTATTAATAGCATCGAGAAGTTCTGTTTCTACAGTATTTACGTCAGGCATATTATTATATTAAAATTAAGGGTTACTCTCCACGTACACCAGTAGAAACAAAGGAAGCATTAAATCCTGTGCCATTTTCTTGAACGTGTATTATATAAGTTG